ACTTTCTTATTCAACTTACGGACATCATTCAGTAGATTGAACAAGTCAGTAAGATATTGATCATCACCCTCAGCAAGAGCGTTGATCAGTGCTTGACGGACTGCCTCTTCAGCAGTTTCTAAATGTGATTGTACGCTCATAATAACCTCAGTTGTATTTGCGATAGGCAGGAACACCATCAGGGTCCAACCACTTAGTATACTCAGGATCTTCTAAGCATACATCTAATTGCATTTGGTTGTCAAGCAGATACATGTCTTTGTAACGCTTGGTCCACTCGTCAAACTTTTGAATACGGTAGTCTGGTTTACCGTTGATCTCCAGCGTACCGCACTGGACGTAGCGGTAAGGAGAACGCTCAAAGATGACGGTGGGTTTCATGATGCTTCTGAGTGATCGCTGTACAAATTATACCACTCTTCATCACTCAGTTCAGAGACTGTCTGGTCCAGTTGCTCAGCTGGCATAGCAACGACTGCTGTACCATCTTGCTTGCGGACCAGAAACTCCTCTTTGTTGTTTTCAATGCGATCCATGTACGCATCAAAATTTTTCTCAAACTCTTCTAACGTTATTTCAGTCATTACCCAATGCTTTAATCGTCTCTTCGTAATCTTTCTGGAAAATATCCAGACCTTTATCAGTCAACACATGCTCATACATTTTGTCAAAGACTTTAGTAGGCATGGTAACAATGTGTGCTCCATTGTAGAAAGCACGTGATACTTTGTATACATCTCTCAGAGATGCGGCAAGAACTTTAGTCTGCACACCTTGAACCTGATAGATGCTAGTGATAGAACGAACTAGTTCTAGACCACTGATGCTGTTGTCATCATATCTTCCGATAAAAGGAGAGACATAAGTGGCACCTGCTTTAGCAGCAAGGATTGCTTGAGCAGCACTGAAAATCAAAGTAACGTTAGTACGGATCTGCATGTCACTAAGTTTTTTACAAACCAAGAGACCATCAACCGTACAGGGGAGTTTGATAGTGCAGACTTCAGGAAATTGTTCATGAAGTTCTACAGCGTCTTGGTACATAGCACCAACATCACCCACAACTTCCATACTAATATCAGTGATCCCGATGTCTGCAAGTTCACGATAAACTTCCAGAGGATCCTTACCACTTTTCCTGATTAGAGAAGGATTAGTGGTAACACCATCAACGAGACCTGTTGCAAAGCGACTAGAGATGTCACTTACTTCTGCTGTATCAAGAAAGATTTTCATTTAATTAATGTTGGTAATGTACCAATCGGGTTGACAGGATTTGAACCTGCGACATCTCGCTCCCAAAGCGAGTGCTCTACCAAACTGAGCTACAACCCGTGGCGGAAGGGGTGGGATTTGAACCCACGGATGCTCTCACATCGCCAGTTTTCAAGACTAGTGCAATCAACCACTCTGCCACCCTTCCATATGTGTGCATTGTTCTTCAAGATTATAGAACAACTTATAGTTCTCTGTCAAGACATAGTAACCATCAATTGTATAACCGTCATCTGTCCATCCATATCCGAGCACCCGCTCACACTTACCATCAATTAGAAAACATTTGTCTGTATGTAGGTAGGAGTGGTAGCGGGCATCCAGATTGATCATTAGCGTTCCTCAAATTCAAGTTTACGGACCTTGCGTTTCCGCCGTTCCTCTTGGTATTTTAGGTCATCAGGTGTCAGAATTCCCTGATATTTAATATTCTTTTCATGATTCAGTAACACGACTTGACCGAGATCGTTTGCCCCAATTGTGTCGTCAACGACATGCATTTGATTTGGACATCCACAGCATTGAATTTTGCTAGTGCTTGTCAACTCTTTGTTGCATACTTTGCATCGTGCAGATAACATGATTCAGCATTTAACCTCCTTATTTAATGTATCCGTTTTCTTTCAACCATTGTTTGGTCAATGGAGTTGGTTCGTAATCTGTCCACATTGTACCAGCAGCACATGATTGAAGTGCTTTCATTGTCATACCTTCAGTTCTTCCTGCCCATTGTGCTTCTGCTTCCCATGGTACAGAGTGTGCAGGATATGTACGCTCCGCCATGACACGCCACAACATAGGCACATCTTCTTCAGGCATGATAATAGCAATCATATTATTCTTGATGCTACCTGCCATACAATCTTGTGCAGCGTGCCATCCTTCATGACGCATCAACATCATCAACGTACCAGGATCACCCATGTAATCCCTATTGAGATACACATTATTACTTACAGTATGATACACACCACGATGCATCTTGGGGAAGTAACGTTGATCAGCAAGATATACTTTGATGCCAATCTGATTCATTGCCGTGAGCATTTGATTAAACTCTAATGCTACTGGTGTGAACTCCTCAGTGTTATCATACTGTGATGAGATGTCCAGTAGAGAGTGTACTTCATGCACATCATTTGTACATTCACGCACTAGCATACAACCCATAGCATCCATGGAGTTGTATCCTTTGGTGATCTTATCTTCACCTGCCATTACTGGAACTACACTACCATGTAGCATACCAAGCAATGCACCAGCAATAATAGCGTCTTTCATATAATTAAAATATAAGTGGGCGATACAGGATTTGAACCTGTGACATCCTCGGTGTAAACGAGGCGCTCTACCGCTGAGCTAATCGCCCAGAGTGTCGCTGAGAGGACTTGAACCTCCACGGATAAATCCACTGGAACCTAAACCCAGCGCGTCTACCAATTCCGCCACAGCGACGAGGCGACTCAGATAGGATTTGAACCTATGACCGACTGCTTAGAAGGCAGTTGCTCTATCCAGCTGAGCTACTGAGTCTTGCTTCCCACATATTATAAGACATGTGGGCAACCTTGTCAAGCATAATACGCTTTGTAATAAGCAACGATGCCGTCAACTCTCATGTTGCCTTGTGATACCCAATCATGTACACACTCATAGATGCTTTGATTGGAATATCTAGGAGATCCATCAGAGCAGATTTCCGATCCAAATTTTTTAAGAAGGATGTTTAATCCTTGAGTTCTGACATCCATACGTTCATCAGAATAACGCCAGTCTTCTGTCATGTGAATTGATTCATACCTGTACCAGACATCCAACCACCAGGACCAGAATGAATCTGTTCCGATCCACCGCCAAGGTCTGGCATAGGATTGAGTTGCGTGGTGGTCTTACCGCCCTTGGTAGCGATATTATACATCACCTCGTGGATGTTGTCAACCTCTTTGCGTGGTTGATCTTCTGACTCGGGGACGAGTAGGTTTTCTCGCACCAACTGCTCACGTGCTTCTTTGAGTGAGAGTTGTTTCTCACTCAGTGTTGCGGGACCAAACCAAGGATCGTCTTCCAGGTAGTCAGGAGCAGGGACACCTGTGTATGGTTTGACCAGTTTTTTAATTGCTCGTAAAATCATGCCCAAGTCAGTTTCTTAACGTAGTCGTAGGCGTAGGTCTCCCTGTTGCCTTTGATGCCCCATCCTAACCAATAATATGAAGGAACCATATACTGGTGGACAGTCCGTCCTCTGCCCTCAAACTCAGGCAGGTAACGTTGGAATACAGATTCGTTAATCATGTAACGAACTTGTCCTTCCAGACTGCTAGGGTCACATTTATATTTAGTACAGAATTTGCCGAGATTATTGTAGCGATTTACACTGGTCCACTGAATAAGACCATAACCCCCGCGATGGCAATCACTGTAAGGAACTCTATCCCCTCCCTCGCATATGTTGGGATGGAAGTTGCTCTCCTGTTTAATGTTTCCCATGATCGTTGCAAGTGCATTGCGATCTCGGATCTTGGTTTTTGATTGGAGTTCTTTGAGGACATATTTTTCTTCTGGCGTACAGTCCTCACACTTCCATGTATATTCATATGGAACTACAGCGATAGGTGTTGCTGCTGATTGTTGTGGGATCAAGAATGCTGCAAGTGTTTCAAGAATCATAGGTGAAATAATCTTTCCTGTAATAACGCCCAAGGATATTGGAATTATAAAACGCAGGAGTCCCATCCGTCAAGGTTGCTGTGAGGACATCGTGAAGAAAGAGCTGACGTGTTTCTTCATAGTTGGTTCTACCTTTGGTCTCGTGGACTGAAAGTATCTCCCTCCTGAAGAAGGTGTTATTTCCAAGTCTACTACGTTCTTCATTAAGTTCATCAGAACTTCCGTAGTATTTTTTCCAATTGCTCTCACTTTTAACTCGCCTAGATTTACCTCTAGGCTTTCTATACTGCCAGAAGTATTTTCTGCCGATGTACTGTTTGCCTGATTCCAGATTAGTAATCCTGTAGACAAAACCGTACATACCGTTAATGTCCTCAGATACAAAAGGTGATCCATTAAAAGTCCACGGATTTTCATAATCAACCACTGTCCCATGTACGAACTGACTTATTTAGTCAGTCCCACGGATCTGGTATTTGAATCTTAGGGCGTTTAGTATCCACGCTTCCGCTAGACTTTCGGGACCGTGCATCAGTACCCTTACCTGAGTTTCTGTCAGGTAAGGGTTGCTCAATGCTTTTGCCCTCCAACCAGGCAAAGAATCTTTCGTCATAATTGGAAACCAGCAAACGTATCTTTTTTAACATCTTGTTTAATGCTCCCGATTAGATAAGACTCAACCTCAGTCTCCTGTGGTGCCACTTGCATACCCTTAGAGGATAACCAGTGCTCTGTCCAGGGCAGAGGATTGTTACTGATAGGAGTGTCAAAGATTGCCTTCAGTCCAATGGACTTCAAACGTCTATTGGCAGTCCACTCAACATACTTAGCAAGCAGTTTGTCATTGAGACCAATGATAGAACCATCTTTGAACAGATATTCTGCCCAAAGTTTCTCTTCCTCAACACAATCTTTGAACATGTTATACACATTGATCTCTTCTTCCTGAGCAATTTTTACCATGTCAGGATCATCACCCGCTGCCCACTTGTTCAGAATGTTCTGAGTAATGGTCATGTGTTGTGATTCGTCCCTCGCGATGAGTCCGATGATCTTTGCAGATCCTTCCAGGAGTTTAAGTTCGCCAAAGGCGAAAGAACATGCAAACGAGACGTAGAATCTAATGCCTTCAAGAATGTAGACATTAGCAACCGCTCTGTAGAGTTTTCTTTTAAGTTCATAGAGTTCCCACTGTGCAGATTCGCAGTCTTCTAATGCATGTTCCCACTGCTTACCAGCACCCCACTCTTGTGCTGCCTGCAGGAACTCATCATATGCACGGGTGACTGACTGTGCCCGCTGGAGGATCTTCTCGTCGTCTAGGATCTTGTCAAAGACCTCAGATGGGTCGGCATACACGTTCTTAATGATGTGGGTATAAGAGCGACTATGGACCATCTCCATGGTCTGCCAGATGTTCATGGCACCCTCAAGTTCAGGGAGTGAGCAGTAAGGCATAAAAGCCATCCCAGGACCACGCCCTTGTACAGAATCCAGGAGGATTTGGTACTTAAGGTTACTAGTGAAGATGTGCTTTTGTGCTGCATTAAGTGTCTGATAGTCGGCACGATCTTTCTGTAATGATACTTCTTCTGGTCTCCAAAAATATCCTAGTTGCTGCTGAGTAAGCTTATCAAACACAGGATACTTAAACTTATCGTAGCGTTGGACCCCAAGAGGGGGTCCAAAGAACATCTTTTGCTTCGTGCTATCCAACTGAGCGGTATTGAATACCGTCATTCCATCTACTTTAGTACGCATGGGTTCGCCGTTTGTTCTAAATTTTGCAGCTGTCACAGTCTTCCTCCTCGGTCTCTAAAATTTGTGATAGTAGATCTTGAATAGATTCTTTTTTCTCTTCTGTCAGTTCAGGTTCGTCTCCTTTTTGATCGTATGTGTTCTGATAATAAGAAGTCTTCCATCCATACTTGTAAGTCTTCAGGAAGTCACCTGCCATGACAGAAACTGGAACCTCATTGTTCTCATAATTCTCTGGATTATAACTCCAGTTACCAGAGATCGCCTGATCAAAGAATTTCTGCATAGCAGCGACAACTTTGATGTAACCATCGTTGTCCTTCATGTCCCAGAGAAGAGTGTAGTTATTCTTGAGACTACCATACTGAGGAACGATCTGTTTGAGCGGTCCTTTCTTTGACTTCTTAGTGGACAGGAAGGCACGGGGTGGTTCAATTCCGTTGGTTGCATTTGACACAACGGAACTGCTCTCTGAAGGCATTTGTGCGGACAGTGTGCTGTGTCTGAGTCCATGTTCGGTGATAGATACTCTAAGACTTTCCCAATCATAGTTCAGTTCCGTCCCACAAAACTCGTCAATGTCACGCTTGTACGTGTCAATAGGGAGGATGCCGTCAGCATACTTGGTGCGAGAGAAATATTCACAGGCACCCTTTTCTTTTGCGATTGTGTTACTGGACTTGAGTAGATAGAACTGGAAAGCTTCAGACAAGTCGTGGACGAGTTTCCATGCTCTGGGGGATTCATATGCTTCTCCTTGCTTGGCGAGGTAGTGTGCTAGTCCGATATAACCAACGCCAAGAGAACGGCGAGCAAGCGTGCTGATACGTGCTGCATTCACAGGATAATCTTGATAATCAATCAGTTCCTCTAGACCACGGACTGCTAGGTCACAGAGGTTTTCTAGTTCATCCAACTCCTTAATCTTACCTACGTTGACAGCAGAGAGAATGCACAATGCAATCTCACCTTCACCATCAATATGTTCCAGAGGAGTGGTGGGAAGTGTAATCTCTTGACAGAGATTAGACATGTTCACCTTGTCCTTAAAAGAGGAGTGCTCATTGCAGTGGTCAATGTTCATGATGTAAACACGACCAGTCTCTGCACGTTCTTTCAAGAGGTCAAGAAGAAGTTCTTGAGCACCGATAGTTTTCTTCGGAATAGATCCAACAGATTCATAATGTGTATAGAGATCATCAAAGTCAGGAGTCCCAAAAGAATCGTACAGACCTGGGACATCGTGAGGACTGAATAGTGTGATGTCTCCATTGTTGATGAATCGCTCATAGAAGAGTTTGGAGATTTGGATGGAATAGTCAAGTTTTCTTACGCGATTGTCTTCTGTACCTTTATTGTTCTTGAGAACAAGAATATCCTCTATTTCTTGGTGCCAGATAGGAAAGTGGACAGTCGCTGACCCACCTCTGATCCCGTTTTGAGTGCAGCATCTGACAGTTGACTCAAACTTTTTGAGGAAGGGGACCACACCTGTGTGTTGAACCTCTCCACCTCTGATTTTACTGTTGATGCCACGGATCCGACCTGCGTTGATACCGATACCCGCCCTTTGTGCAACGTATCTGCCAATAGCCATATCGCTAGTAAAGATACTATTGAGGGAGTCATCAGAATCAACAAGCACGCAGCTAGCGAATTGTCTAAGTGGAGTTCGCACTCCCGCCATGATAGGTGTGGGAATGTTGATTTTGTGCTTTGAGATTGCGTTGTAGTATTTTCTGACATACTCCAGTCTCGTTTCCTTGGGATAGTTTTGGAAGAGGGTGACAGCGATCATCATATACATGTACTGTGGCGTCTCATAGAGTTCACCACTGCTGCGATCCTGAACCAAATACTTGTCAACTACCTGGCGAAGACCAGCATAGGTGAATAACATATCTCGTTCATGATCCATCCAGGAGTTGATCTTACTCCATTCTTCCAAAGAGTATTTACCCAAGATGGACTCGTCATATACACCTTTTGAAACACAATTCGTAGCATGGTCATGAACCGATGGATGTCCATTCACCCAATCAGATCCAAACACTTGCTTACGCAATCCAAAGAGCAACAGACGTGCCGCTACAAATTGGTAGTTAGGACTGTCAAGACTGATCAGATCACTCGCAGACCTCACCAGGATCTCCTGAATGTCCTTCGTTTCAATGCCGTCAAAGAACTGGAGACCTGAGTTCATTTCCACCTGAGAGGCACTTACACCGCTCCCTAACCCCTCGCAAGCCTCATCAACCATCTTATGGATCTTATCTAGGTTGAGGGGTTCTACAGACCCGCTTCGCTTGCGAACTTTGATACCGTGACCGTTTGTCATACTTTCTTCCAATCGTTAAATTTAAGAGTTGCTTCTAATCCACTGTAGACATTGGATTCTACCACATTCTGAACATCGCGTCCAGCGAGAACCATATCATTGATATCTTTCTCCTGAATATTTTTTGGCCAAATGACTACCTTATCTCCTCGGTCAATGACTTTGGAGATTCTTGAGACGATCTCTCGGTTGCGTGGTTCATTATCAAATATCCAAATATAATTGCTCCAACCAAGCGTCCTAACATCAGCGTCGGACCCAGCCATAGCAACCGAGTTTTCCAAGAAGGTTGAGTCAAATGGTCCCTCTACAATGTAAATTGGTTTGTCTTCTTTTACCTTATCCAGTCCGAATATCTTGGGTTGTTCCTCGTCCAGCATGATCGTGATATATCTTAGTTTTGCCTTAGGGGCTAGCGATCTGCCTTGGTATCCAAATAGGTTGCCTTGTTTGTCTCGGAATGGGATAATAATGCGAGCACTATCTTGCTTGAGGTTGTCAAACATCTTCTTTTGATCATTTGTCCAAGCCTTAAACTTAGGACAATAGTAGAAGTAATCTAGATCTTTGATGCCTCGGTTCTCAAGATATTCTCTCGCTGGGTGAGAAATATTTAGGTCCGAAATTTTCTCCAGACCTGTATCGCGTTTTACAAATTTGGGTTCCTTAAACTCAAATTTAGGATTGGGTACTGTAGTTCCCTTGCCAGTCTTACCATCTTTAAATTTCTCCATCACATACTGATCGTGAAGGAAAGTGTCTTGATCCTTTAAAAAATTGGCAAGTGTTCTACCCATGCCACAGTTATGGCACTTAAATACAAAGTCATTCTTGACCTTAAACAAATATCCCCTCGCCTTATTCTTTCTCTTCTGACTATCACCACAGTAAGGACACCTGAAATTGTACAGGTCTGCCTTCTTACGGGTGAAGAGGGTAAGGCGAGAGGATACTAATTGTATATACTTTACGTCAAGAAAGCTCACTAACAGGCATCACCACTGTAGACAGTGTACCAGAGGATGCCTGAGGAGTCAACACTTTGATGATTGGTGGGACCACTTGTAACACTGCCACAAGGGTAGCAAGCACAGCACCAGCACCAATGACAAACTTGGCGTTGGTGTCTACTTTCTTTTGAATGCGATCAATTCTGTCATGGAGAATCTTATGGTTCTTTTCTTCCCGAGCCTTCATCTCCTCCATCATTTTAATAATGAGTTGATCAGATTTTTCGCTATCATCTAAGCGATTTTCATGACGTTCCAAAACAATAGCAATTTTGTTGCTATTGTCAGAGATAGTCGTGACTGCTCTCTCAAGTTTGTCAAGCATCTCTTTGGAGAGATCTTCATAAATACTGAGTTTTGATTCTAAAACTTGTAATTTACCAAGACCAAGCATTGTGCCCCCGTATCAAACGTTACGGATAGCAAAGTCAAGAGCAGATTGATACGTAGAAGCATCCTTGTTCAGCATGTATTGGAACTGTTGCTTGTGCGTGTCATCTAGCTGAGCATAACAAGCAGCAATACGCTTTGCTGAAAAATTATCTAGGTTCTGAGTTGAACCATCACCGAACTGAATCTTAGCGAAAGATGCTTCGCCACTAGGATTGAGTTCGCTGGTTGCTACATCCAGTGCTACCTGAATTACATCTTGATTTTCCATAATAGTTTCACCTTCTAATTCTACAGAGTTGTTCATTTTAGAAAGTTTCTTCGTTTGTGAAGTTGCTTTCTTCTTAAAGTCAGCAAGACGTGCTTTCATCAGAACATCCATCTCTTTGGTTTTGTTCTGCATTTTTTTCTTTGCTTCATCACGTTTTTTCTGAAGCTCTTTCTGACGGTTCAGTTTTTTCATCTGACCGATCTGTTTCTGAGCTCTCTCAGTCTCCGAAGGAGCAGCCTCAGAAATAATGTTTTCTTCTACTTGTTCTTTCATTTTTCTACGATTGATACGAGACATGAGAGCACGGGCACCTTTGGTACGCCCATCAACCTTATCTTGGTTTTTCTTTTTATATGTACGATGCTGTCTGGGATTTACAAAAACAAATGCTGGTGGCATTGATAATCCACCGCCGTCGCCTGCAACCATTTCTGAGATGCTATTCATATCAGATTCAATTCCTTCAGACATTGTTCGTTGATATCTTTATTTAGTGTTGGGGGAAGTCTGTCCAGAAATAAAAGGAATGATTTTAAAACTGGCCAGTAGTTCTGTTCAATCTTGAAGAAGAGGAGAGGCGTTGCTGCCTCCCCGAATACATTATACAACAGAATGATATGATTTAATATCAGATGTTGTTTCAATTCTCCCGAGGTTTCATACCTACGGAACAATCGTTTGATGTACTTGAACTTCTTCAGATCTTCCTCAAAGTCAGAATAGGTAACTGACTGTGCGTTATTATAATTTTTAATAGCGAAGAGGATCCAGTTATCCTGGTTCAATTCATCAAATTTCATCTAATCATCAGGCAGTAGTTACTACAGCAGTAGCAGTGATTACTTCAGCAGCACCTGTGGTTGTGGTGAGTTTACATCTGTAAGAACCAGCATCAGATTCAGCATAGACAGCAACATCATAAGTGGGTTGATTAGCACCAATGTTTGTCCAGCTTCCTGTAGCAGATAGTTTCTGCCACTGATACTGAAGTTCAGAAGCATCACCAGGAGGTGTGGAGATAGCGTCAACAATCAAGTTGAGGACACCACCAACTGCAACCGATTGAGTAAGAGGTTGAGCATTAATGGTGATGAGAACAGAAACGTCTGCTGCAATAGCATCGTCGCTCTGAGTCTCATTGGCGTTGAGATCTGCATTAGCAAGAGTTACAAGATGCTCTGCCTTATGACGGGTCTTACCCGAACCATCTGTATATGTGAAATATGACCACCAACCAGGGGCATTGATTCCACGTGCTTTGTTTTCTGCTAGTGCTGCTTCCGTTTCATCAACGAAAACAATGGTTTTTGCTTGAGACGACGCAGCAATACCTCTTCCAGCTTTAGTGACGTTGGCTGCCGAGTCAGTTCTTCCGTATAGAGACATTGATACGCTCCAAGTTATACTGTGACTACGATTATTTATAAAGAAGGGGGACTTGCGTCCCCCAAGTATCACGCTTCTTCGCGTGCCTTGATTGCTTTGGTTACAACTTCTAGAAGTTGGTCATCCATATCTGTCTTGGTCAATTTAACTGCTTTCTGTAGAACAAGAAGGCAGATCTCAACTAGTTTTTCACCTAGTTCTTCGTTGTCAGGTACTTTGGCAACGGCATCCTTGACGATCTTAGCCGCAAGGGGAAGTAGAAATGAGAGCATGGATATAGTCCATAATGAGCTGAACTATTTATTTCTTCTCTTTCTTCTTTTCAGGTAGTCCCTTATGCTTGGTGGAAGCGAAGTCCTTAACGTCCTTCTTCTTCATGCTGGAAGCAACTTTGGCAACCTCAGGCGACGACGCTCCCTCACCTTTCTGAGCAGCTCGGACCATACCCATGAATTTCTGTTGCTTTTTGGAAACAGATTTTTCATTTAGGGTCTCCTCCTTCACACCCATAAGTTTACCAGCACCATCCTTAACCTGAGGCATAACCTCTACAGGTTTTTTCTTTTTTGACTTGCGTTCTGTTTCTTTACAGTCGCACTCTTCTCTCAGTTGCTTAAAAGATTTCATTTTTTCTTAGACATTGCAACGATTTTGCTTACCTTCTTGCGACGTGCAAGTAGATACTTATCAGATTTATCATGATCGCCGTCGTTGTCAACGTCCTTGTCTTCCTTGCCAACTGGATCCAGTTTCTTCTCAGAGATTTCTTCACCTTCTGGTTCAAATCCTGCCTTAACACAGTTGTCAACCGTCTTACCGCCTTTCTTTTTGGTGCCAGCAAGTTTGTATCCTTTCCAGCAAGCCTTACCATCTAGACCTTTTGCCTTCTCAATGATGATTGTCTCACCATCAATCTCAACTTCTTCTCGCTCAAGGATATTTGGACGCTCATCTGTCGCGTGAGCACCGCCACACTTTTCACACTTTATTTCTTCAGCAACTGACTTTTCTTTCTTATCAATCTTTTTCTTCTTCTTGGTTGTATCTTCAACTTCAGCACCATGTGACTGAGGATCCATACCAGCAAATGCCTCAGGGATATTGCTACCTTGGAAGCAGTCGCCACTCATCCAATTCTCATACATTTTCATCAAAGATGCTGAATACGCATCATTATGAGCGACTTTATTAACAGGTCTCTGCTTATCCATTGTTTAAAATTGAAGATCTTCTATGGTCTATTTATAGCACGAATGTCCTTCACCCACTCACGAAACATCTTTCCATCCTCCGTGACAACAATCGCATAGTTCACACCTGTACGATGCACCACTCCTTTCTCTCCCGTTCTCGCAGACATTACAACATCACCTTCGCAGATTACATCTTTCTGACGATGTGCCTGTCTTACTGCTTCTTCTCTTAATTTTTTAAAGTCTTTCATGTTTGCATTCCCAAAGCATCTTGCATATTGTTAGCATAATTTTTAGATCTCAGTTTGATCCACTGTTTGTATTGAGCAAAGTTTCTTGTGCTGACAAAATCATAATGTAATCTAACCTCACCATTAATTTCTTTCTGCTTAGTTATAGAGTATACCACGCTTTCTTTTGCCAATACTTGCTCA